CTGGGCGAATGAACTCGATCTTACGGTTGTTATAGTCGATATCGTATTGCTCGATAGTCTCACCAGATGAGTTACCACCGTTCAATCGCTTTACTTTGTTACCAGTGTATACATATGCAACACCTTCAGGTACGTATGAACGAGTGAAGATTTTAGTCACACCAATTGCATCAGCAATTTGAGCTTCAGTGAATGGAAGACCACTTGCACTTGCAGTACCAAGGTTTTTAAGCTTAGCGAGTGTTGCTTTATTAACAACTGCGTACAATGTACCATCTTCATAAATCTCAGCTACACCAAGTGTAAGGGCTTCGAGGTCACTCGCTTCGGCTGTACCATCATATAGTGCAACGTGAACGTTAGTATCATCTTCAGCGGCTTCATCAAGGCTCACGATTGAGCTAATGTGTCGATCGTCGTTTGTTGCACGACCATCACCAACGATGTAGTCTCGCTCTTCTTCTTCACTTACTTTCTGTGGAAGTTCCTGATGCACAAATGCTAGGAGAATATCACCGAAGTCGTCTTGGAGATCTTCATATGAAAGTTCCTGTAATTTGTATAGGAATTGAGTCGCAAATTTCTGAGCTTTAAGGTCAGATTCTTGGATTTGCTTCTGCTCACCCTTGCTCCAGCGACCAGCACGGGCTAGATCAGCTTCGCTAAGGACTTCTTGCATCAATGTAAATCGTCTAACTGGTACAGTTTGGAATGTCTCCAAAATGTCAGTATCTCGAGTTACTGCAAGGATTTCTGTAAATACAGCGTCAGGTACAACGTATGTGCCACCATCAGTATCAAGAAGATCAAGATCATTCTTAACAGCTGTGATAACTTCGCTACGGTTCATACCTTTAATGGCGTTATTTTGTGCTAATTTTACAAGAGAGTTTAGCACCATCTCTTTTGTCGCTACGTTTTCAGTAACTTCTTGGGTTTTTTGGGTTGGCACTTCTGTGTCCTCCTCTTCATTAGTTAATTCTTTTTCAGCAGCAGCTTTATCAGCAGCTTCTTTTTCTTCGGCAGCTTTCTTCTCAGCTTCCGCTTTTTCGGCAGCAGCTTTTTCTTCTGCTTCCTGTTTTTCTGCCTCAAGCTTTTCAGCTTCAGCTTTCTTTTCTTCTTCAGTCACTTCGACTCCTTCCTCAGTTTTATCAACTGAGTTTTTGGCTAAAATCTTAGCCTTGGGTTCTGCTCCAGCGTATACAACAGATACTTCAATAATGTGAGCGTTTACAAGGTCATTACCCTCATCATCTTCACCATCTCCCCAATCGGTCGTAATTGACACATCTGTGAGTTGGTTCTTGATAATACGGTCTCGGACAACTTGCGCCTCTTCAGTATCGAAGAAGTGGGCGTGCATAATTACAGCGTCTACACCATCTACAGCCTCAACCCTAGCCTTGTCGATCAAACCAATCTTGTCATGTACTGAGCTAGAGTGGTCTGCCATTAAGGGGATTGCAACATCAATGTCGCTACTGGAGAGAGTTTTATAGTCCCCACTAGCGTCTTGTGCTTGAAGTGATTTAACATCATACTTCCAGCCATTGAGGTTCTTGGCGTTTCTGGCTGCAATGAAAGTTATACTTCCGTTGTCTATTGCTACGGTGGCAGCGTTCTTGATGGTATTCAAGTCACGCCTCCTTTAATTTGTTAATGTAGTGAGCGATACACGCTCAGCTAGATAAGCTATTGGTTGCATTATACCACTAATGTGAGGGTACTTGTAAAGACATAATAATTTTCACTGTCTTTTTCAAGGAAGTCCCAGTTATTATCTATGGTCAATCTGAAGGTAGTGCCATCTGGTAACTCACACTTTTCATTCGTCTCAACCCAGTTTTTGAAGTACCCGATGTTATCAACTGCAATCGCCTTGTCCTTATTACGAATATATACCTCGTATTGAGTAGTGTCCACTCCGTTGAACGTTGAAGGTACTGAAGAATCCTGCAGCCATAGCCCAGAGGTTTGGAGTGGTATATCAAGATAGAACAAGTCAACGTCTTTTGTAAGATTCGATTCAACAGATATGAAGTCGATTAGTTGTAGTGTTTTCATTTTATGACTCCTTTAAAATACTTACTGACATCCGTAATACTCTTCAATGCGTTATAAAGATAGAGCCTTGTCTCTGGATGTAGCTTGTTCTCAAAGTGCCTACGGCGTGCGTATGGCGTGTCTACTACTACCTTTACAGTCTGTGCGCTAGGAAAGCTCTCAGTGCTCTGTCTCATACGTCCTGTTAACACTGGCTCAAGTATGATTGCCCTGCGTTTAATATCACGACCAAGGTCAGTCATTCCTTTTAGAACCATAGCATCTACAAGACGATCTACTTTTTCTCTACTATATGTATTACGAACTGACATCACTACCCCATACATTCTCTGGTTGTTCTAGTATGTCATTTCCGATTACTGCATAAGGGAATATAGATTGTCCAAGATCAAAGTCTTTACCATCTCTCACCTGAATAATGGATCGTAGTTTACCATCAAGTTTTACATATTTTCCTACCTGTATATGAGATGCGTCTGATTGTCGGAAATGAATGGACGTTGAATTATTATAATCTTCTCCTTCTGCTGCAGCCTCCGTCATTGAATTGCGACGCTTTACAATCGCATCTACGGTCACGAATGTATCAGTACGAATCAAAGCTGAACGGTTAATCGTATGCACTTCAATCTGTTCTATGCTGCTAGGGAATTGCTCAAAAGGCGAGATAATCATCACGTGTCCTCTCAGGAGCAACGTCTATGATAAGTGGTCGTCTAATCAAGAAGCCCCAGTTAAGATTCACATATGACCAGAAATCAATTACACTTTCTGCTCCACTTGCAACAGTGACGCTGAAGTCTTCAATCTTTTTATTTCTAACACCAACTTCACCAGTCGCACCTGATGCAATGTAATCAATAAGGTCTTGTGCGTCAGTTTCAAATTCAACATTACCCCAAGTGGCTTCAACATCTACGAGTGTTTCGTCTTTACAATGCTTCTCTTTAACAAGTATCTCGTTGTTATATTCCATACCTTGCATGCCGTTAAAACGCAGGCCAGTTATTTCAAATCCTTCTATGGTAATGCTGTCTACATCACCTGTAAATAAGTCTGCATAGATAACTCCGTCAATCAGTGGGAATTGCCGAGTACCTTCTATGATAGATTCGAGTCGTATGCGAGTCAATGTATCCATGAATGAATAATAGCACGTAGGTGTGCTTTATAAAAGACTCTCAGCATCGAGCCATTTAACATTTGTAGGGTTAGCTACTCGCTCGTATATCGTCGCTAATACATCAACTCCATCATCATGTGGGTTCTTACCTCCTGCAACATAGCTCAGGACTTCACCAGCGAACTCTGAGAACTTACTTGTCCAGTTAGGTGGCATCTTTACGTTTTTCTGTACCCAAGCGCTAGAGGAGAGTATACGGGCTTCCTTGTTGCCTGTTTGTGGTGTCCATTTAACAACAGTCATGTAGTTATCTAATGACCTCAGTTCCCTTTCAACATTCCTTGCATATCCCTTACCACCATTATTGCTTTCAAACTCAGCCTCGGTAATCTGTCCAGCGGTTAGCATCTTGGCAATGGCAGGTTCAGTTATTTCAGCTTTCTCTGGTGAGTAGTATATATCCGTAATATAAACGTCAACACCTTCGTCTGTCTTGTGCTCTATCCAGTTAATGGAACAAACATTGTCTTTACCTTGGTCAGCAACGTCAGTAGTGTTGTGACTGATCGCACTATCGGGTAGTGTCGTCCATTCTTCAAAGCCTTTGTATAATCTTCCTTCGATGTCTACTGGCTTTTGGTAGTAGTTAGCTCTCAAGATATTTGGATCGAGGGTTTTCTTTGTTTGCTCAAACTTCTCTTTGCTCATAATAGACGGCTCGAGCATCTTACCGTCCTTCTCAATCTGGTATTCAACGACTACCACATCATCACCGTATAAGTTCATGATCTGACCAGACAAGTCATTGGTAGCCCATCGCTGCATGATGAATATGAATTTGTAATTATCGCCATCAGTACGAGAGAACAGGGTATTCTTGTAGAAATTGAAGTGGTCGTCTAGAGCATTGGCATTCATGGCCTCAGTGTGGTTCTTGATGATGTCGTCAATGATAAAGTAGTCAGCACGTGAACCTGTAATTGATGAGGTTGGGGAGGTAGCCCTATAGCTAGGTTCTGAGCTTCCTTCTAGTTCCCACTTACTCTTTGTAGCGAATCCATATTTAACCTTAGTGTCGGGGAATACATCTGGGTATTTAATACCGCCTCGCCCTACGTTTATGCCTAGTATTGTGTCTCTAATCTGTGTTGAGAACGTACTTGATAGCTCTCCTGAGTTTGCCACGCCAATAATACGGGTATTAGGGTCTTTACCCATAAGCCATAGGGCTAGGTTCTTTCCTGTGAAGCTTTTGAAGTGTCCTGGAGGCACCGATAATACTAGATAGTGTTTGTCATTATCCTCAACAAACTGTTGGATAGTGTCTGCCATTTCTTTGAGTAGATTTCTGTCATCAGTGAATAGCTCAGGGTATACCAGTTGCTCGAAGTCCCAGAAGTTACGTCTTGCAAGTTCCTTTCTTGCCTCTAGTCTTACCTCATCGGGTATCATTACTTTCCTGCAAGTTTCTTTAGTTCTTCTACAGTCAAGCCGCCCATAGGGTTTATACTCTGCCCTCTTGTAGTAACATCAATAGCTTCTTTTGGTTTACCATAGACTTGCTCGGTCATTTCCTTTATAACCTTCCAATCACCTTTATAGATAGCCTCGGCTAGTTTCCTCTCAAAGAGTGGTGCTTCTTCATCCTCGTAGACTATGCGTAGGTCTTTTTTAGACAGCTTCATCATTTGCTCTAGCTTGAAGCGTGGCGTGTCCTCTTTTTTCCATGAGCCGTTATGACGAGGGTTACCATTAGGCTGCCCAAATTGGGTCTCTTTTGGTGGTTTCTTATACCCTACTTCACTTCCCTGCTCTGAGGGATTAGGCTTCTGGTGTTCCATCTTCCCATCCTTCCTCTGAATCAGTAACAAACTTATGGTATCTTTTCCGTATTACGTCAACATATCTAGGGTCTAGCTCAGTACCGTAGCATGTACGACTTGTCTGTTCTGCTGCAATCAGTGTTGATCCACTGCCTAAAAAGTTGTCATAGACTAAATCGTTCTTCTTTGAGCTGTTAAAGATAAGCTTTGCGATTAGCTTGATAGGTTTCATTGTTGGGTGTTCCCCGTTTCGTGATGGTTTGTCTGCACTGATAGCTGATGATTCCTCTAGAATAGACTTAAATAATGTTCTGACATCAAGATCGTCCATATCGTCTAGGTTGATACCATCGTCTATGATGGTCTTCTTGTCGAATTTACCATACCATTTGTGTGCTTCTCCATCTTTCCAGCCGTATAGAATAGGCTCGTGTTGCCATTGATAGTCCTGTCTGCCGAGTACCATAGTGTTCTTAACCCAGATAAGGCATTGTTTTAGCGTAAGATCGGTAGCTTTTAATGCACCTCTAAAGTTATAGCCCTCAGAATCAGCATGGAATATGTAGAACGGTGCGCCTTTTTTCATGTAGGCGCTAGCTTGTATGTATGAATCTTTAAGAAACTGCAGGAAATTACTATCAGACATGCTGTCATTCATTATCTTAAGGCCGCTTCCTCCCTCATAGTCCACATTGTATGGTGGGTCTGTAAGGTATAAATCAATCCTTTTATCACCAAGTAGTGCCTCAGCGTCAGCAATTGATGTAGCACTGCCGCACATGACTCTGTGCCTCCCTAGCTTGTATACAGTGCCTAGGACACTG